GATCGACCCGGCATTGGCACCGACGCTCTGTCATGCCGACATCGAGACCCCCGATCTGGCCGAAGTCGGCGATTACGTCGGCAAGCTGGTGACGGCGGGGATGCCGCTCTTCCCGGATCGGCAGGTGGAGAACACGCTGCGGGGCTATGCGAACTTCCCGACGCTGACCGAAGAAGAGTTTGACGAGCGGCAAGTGATTCTGGACGAGCAAGCCGAAGCAGAAGCAGAGGCCGCGCTGGCATTGGCGACGGCCGGGAAACCCAAGCCGGGCACACCGGCCAACCCCAAGGAGTAAACGTCATGGCATTTGAACGAGAGGTCGCGGCCTTTGAGGCGAGCGCGACGCACCAGCCCACCTATTGGCGGGTGCGCACCATGGTCGAGAAGCATTGGAAGGCCGACGACGCGACCCACAGCGCAGGGGACCGCGAAGTCGTGTTGCAGGAAAACAACCTGCTGATGAATGGCGGCGCGTCCATCATCTGGCAGCGGATGAAGTTCAACAAGCCGTCCACGTCGAGCACCGGGGCGGCGCTCCAGGCGTACAGCACGGGCAACGCGCGGATCGGCATCGGGGCGTCCACTGCCGCCGCCGCGATCACCCAGAACGACCTATCGAGCACCGCGAAGAAGTACAACGCGATGGCGTCCGGCTACCCGACGCATACCGATGGCACGTCGAGTTCGGGGGCGCGGACGATCACATTCCGGGCGCTGTTCACAACCGCCCAAGCCAATCACAAGTGGGGCGAGTGGGGGATCTTCAACTCGACGGGCGCGAACAAGCGGATGCTGAACCGGAAGCCGGGCGATCTCGGGACCAAAACGAGTGCCGCAGCGTGGACGGTCACTTTGTCTCTGAGCCTTTCGTAAACGCCCCGTGGCTCGCATCCTGATTGAGCGCCGACCTGCGGTCTTCCAGTCGGCGCTGAATCTATCGGATACCGACAGCCTCACCGCGATTGAGCGGCAGGCGGTCGCGGCGGCGCTGTCGAGCGCGGATGCGGCAACGCTGAGCGAAGCGTCGAGCCTGAATACCGGGGCCACGATCACCGAGTTTGATAACTGGACCGGCGGCGCATCCGGGGACAATGACATCCTGTGGGAGGATGACGACTCGACCCCCTGCGCGGCGGGGTCGCCCGGCTCGTGGTGTGAGATCAATTTCGATGATGCTGGGAACCTCTACGGCGGGCCGCTGACGACGGCAGCCCTTCCGCATACGCGGGGCTACGGTGGCACGATCTTCGAGCGCCAACCCTACCCGTTTCTGGTGCGGGCGGTGACGAATCGCGGCACACCGTACTTCGCGTCGCATGGGGATATGTTGGGCGCGCAAGGTGCCGACTGGATGGGTGACCACAATTTCCGTCGCGGCGTGGTCGATTGTTATGTCTATCTAGAGTTCTATTTCCCGAGTGGCTACACCTTCGGGGCGGAGAAGATCGGTGACCTGAACCCGCCCAATTGGGTAGGGAATGGCGGCATCTTCTGGGGCAACCTGCACGCCAACCTTGGCGGGTCGGCGGCGTCCACGGGTCTCCTGTCGTGGCAAGGCACGACCGGTCCGTCGTATTCGACGGGCTTCACCTTTCAGGGCGGGCACTATTACGCGGTGCAGCTCGGGTGCAAGATGTCGTCGCCGATTGGCACGGGGAACGGGATTCTCCGCGTGTGGGCCGACGACCTCGGCACCGCCGGGAATGCGATCGCGGACGGCACGGCGATGACGCTGCGGCTCAATCGGACGGACTATCCCTGGGCGCCCGCCTTTGGCAGTCACACTCAATTCGGCAGTTGGTGGGATGAGTCGTGGGCGAATCCTGGCAGTAGCGGGGAGTCGCTGCATGGCAAGATCCGCGTGCGGGAACTGAACGGCGGGTCCAACGTGAATAGCCCGATGGGCATTGGTGGCGTATGAGTCTGATTATCCCGCTGGCGATGATCGAACGCGCCCTGTTCGGCATGAACCAGATTTACGTGCTCCGGCGCGACTGGCCCGCCTATCGAGTGGAAGTGCTGCGGGTACGTGAGAAGTATGCGGCCGATCCGTTGCGGCAACATGTGGCAGAGTTCGCGCAGATCGCACTGACCAAGCACGACGAACGGTATGCGGAAACGACCGATGCGGACAATGACGCTATCCTCGCCCCGATGGTGGGCGGTGGCCTGATCGGTCACACTAAGCGCTCGATCATTGTCCATGAACCCCCAGACCCTGCGAGTTTGATCCCATGAAGTACCTACTTCTGTTCTTGCTGCTGGCGAGTCCGCTGGCCGCCCAGTCGGTGCCCTGCAAGACGGTCACCGCGACCCGTGCCGCGATCGGCAAGGACTCGGTACAGGTACAGGTGACGGCCCGGTGCAAGCTGCTGCGGGATACGCTGCGGATCACGCGCACTGACACGCTGCGCCTGCCGGGCAAGACGGATACGCTGTATCTGCCCAAGCCCGATACTGCGCCGCAGCCGCCTCCCCCGCCTCCTCCGACGGCGTCAGGCTGTCGCGCGACGGACCTCGTCTGTGATGATTTCGAGGATGGGTCGTGGTATACCAATAACTGCGATCAGGCCAACAGCTCGGGTGGGCTCACGCAAGAGGATGGGTGGTGTGGATCCATCTACGGTGCCAAGCTCTATCCGACCGGCGCGTTCTGTGGCAACGTTGGGTTCCGCTCCAACTGCGCGGCCAGTCGGGGTAGATCCGTGCAGGCGGGCGACGGCACGCAGGCCAGTATCTCGCTCAAGACACCCGCGGCCGACAGCTACACGCGCATGTTCATCTACTACGACCCGGGCTACACGTTCGGGGCGGAGAAGGTGCTGACGTTCAACAAGGCGGGCGCCGGATCGGGTGGCATCTACTTTGGCAACCTCCACATCAACTGTGGCGGCGGGGGTGGTTCCTCGACCGGGCGCCTCATGTGGCAGCCGGTGGGGACGGTAAACGGCGACGACTGTTACGACTTCGTGGTCCTCACCTTGTCGCCGGGTCGGTGGTACTACATGGAAGTGCGGCTCAATACCGCGGGTCGGACTCTCGAAATCTGGGCCGACGACTGCGGTGCGACGGGGACCACCTGCCCGGCCACACCGACCAAGCGCATCAACTATTCCAATTACACCTACGCGACCGGCACGCTCGGCTCGATCTGGCTGGAGAACTGGTCGAACCCGGGCAGCAGTGGGACGAGTCGCGCAGATGACGTGCGGGTGTCGCCCACCTTCATCGGGTTCAAGAGGTAAGCCATGTATCACGTCTTCCGTATCCGCGACGGCGTATACTACGCGGCCGAACGCCTGTCCGACGCCAAAGCCAAAGCGGCTGATGACGCGGGCCTGACGCTGGAGCAGGCGGAGCAGCAGCCCAATGCCGAAGCGGGCCGCTGCTTCTGGTTCCCCGCGTTCGTCGGCCAGCGCGAGATGCAGACGCTGTGGTGGGAGGACGGGCACGGCAATGAGGCGACCTTCGCGGATCGACTGGCCAGCCTGACGCTGACCGGCCCGACGATCTTCTTCGTGGCGCCATAACATGGCGTCCGGCTACGTCTCTACCGCCTACGCGGTCCTTGGATCGGCCGCCGCGTCGATCACGACACCCACCTTCACGCCGACCTACGGCGCGGATGGACGGGTTGCGGTGGGCGTGCGTTACCTCCCGGAGACGAATGCCGTTCCCTCCTCCGGCTCGGATAGCGAGGGCGGGAATACGTGGGCATCACGTGACTCGATCACGACGGACGCCAACGGGTACCAGTATCAGATGTGGAGTACGGCGGGGACGTTGAGCGGCACGGGTACCATGACCGTGACCATCAACTTCACCGGCGGGGCGACGAATAACGCCGAAGCGGGCTCGCACATTACCACGGTCGCGGTCAGCGGGGTGGGTGACGCCGAAGCCGCCAGCGGTCAGTCGCAAACCGTCGTGTCCGGGGCCGACAACGCCTCAACCGGCGTGATCGGTTCTCCAGCGGCGACCGGAGCAATCGCGGTTGGGTTCTTCTCGCACAATGTGGCGCCGGACAACATGACGCCGTCGAGTGGCTGGACGCTGATTGCGTTCAACAACTCGGCCGGCGGCGCGTACCAGATGTGCCAGTACCAAGTCCTGAGCGGAACCAGTGCCGTCACGGCAACGGCCTCGGTCGATCAGGACGGGACGATGAATAACCACGGGATCATCTTTCCCGCGGCGGGGGGCGGTAGTACGACCCCGAGCGATGCGGACACCGGCACGCTCACCGACCGCGTCACCGGGATCGCGCTGGACGGTCCGAGTGATACCGGCACGGCGGTGGAACGGGTGGCGGGGATCGAACTCGGCACGCAGCGGGATACCGGTGGGCTCGGGGAGGGCGTCCCTAGCATCGCGCTAGCTCTGACCGATAACGCCACGCTGAGCGAGGTGTCCAGCATTAGTCAGGCTCTCATTATCAGCGGCAGCGATATCGCGACGCTGGATGAGAGTATCGTAGACATCCAGATCGATGACGGCCCCGACGCGATCCTGACCGAGCATGTGCTCGGGATTGCGCTGGACGGGATTCGCGATACCGGGACCCTGGCGGAACACGCCAGCATCACGGCGGTGCTGGTGGATCGCGATACCGCCACCCTGACCGACACTGGAAGTGTCGTCCAGACGGGCGACACGCCGAGTGATAGCGATAGCGGGACACTCAACGAGTCGGCGGTGGTGCAGGTCAGTATCACGGATGCCGACACCTTTACCGCGACGGATCGGACCGCGATCACGGCCGACGTGAGCGATCCGGATAGCGGGGCCATGGGGGACGCCATCGCGGCGCTACTAGCCAGTCTGTCGGACGCGGATAGCGCGACCCTGCTGGAGGCATCCACGATCAGCATGGGGGTGGGACCGGCGGGGGTGCTGACGGGGCGGGTGTCGATTGCCCCGCGCCTCACGGGATCGGTGTCGTTCGAGCCACTCTAGGAGGGATTTGATGCAACCGAGCGTGTGGTTTGTCGGCACCGACATGCGGGTGCAACTGGCGTCGCTGCGATCCAGCACCATGGCCACGGGGACCTATCTCAATAACTCGACGGGGGTGACTGCGAAGGTGTGGCGCGCCCTTTCCACTGCCTCTACGGCGGATATGGTCTACTCCGCGGCCTTGACCGCCACGACGGCGGCGACCGGGACCTATGGACTCGTGGTCCATTCCACGGACCACCAGATGCCGCGGCGCACGGTGGGGATGGTGGTGCTGACCGTCCGGTCTGGTGGCTTTGACCGCGAGTGGCGCCCCGTGTTCCGGGTCGACACCGGGCGGTACTGATTGCGGAGGCCGGATTCGAACCGAGCGAGCGCGCACCGGTCAGGCCGATGCTGTGGCTACCTGCCACTACTCCGCAGTAACTGATTAGGTGTGGGCTGGATTCGAACCAGCATATCCGGGGAAAAGCCCGTTGCCGTGCCGCCTAGGATTGGCTACTTCACACCCAACCTATAATCTAGGCCCGCCGTTCCTCCGACTCGATCACGTCGCTGGATTGGATATGCTGCCCCACCACGGGCAGCGCAGTATGCGCGGCGTTCCGGGCCACCTGGAGCGCCGTCATCGCGTTCGGGAGGGCCGCCGCGTCACCGTGGACCCAGCAGCGGAGCACTTCGTCACACGCCCCGATCAATTCGTTCATGTCAGACTCTTGAGGAGTAGGTCCGCGCAGCGGTCTGCGCCCAGCCCGTCAATGGCGTCGAACAGGCCGGGGTGGGCTTGGGCGGCCAGCAGCTTCTGGTAGAGCCGGTACTCACCGTCGTTGCGGGGCTCGGTCAGGATGACCCGGAACCCGAGGCAGGCGGCCTCTAGGGCGCGCGTAGACGACGGGGTGGTCACGACGGGCCACCAGTCCGGTCGAGGTGCTGGCGGGCGATTCTTGGCGAATTGGGGGCGGAGCAGGACTTGGCTCAGGTCGTCCAGCGTGGCCTTGCCACCGGCCTCATGGCGGATGACGAGGTTGCCGCCCGCGTCGAGCTCGCACTGACTGGCGCCAGTGGAAATCCGCCGGATCTGGTGCCCTTTGAGGCTGAGGGCGGACTCCAGCGCCTCGAACCGCATCCGATGGCCGAGGCCCGCGTTCCAATGCTCGTCGGCGACATAGCAGTAGATCATGGGAGTGCCTCCAGCCGGTGCAGGTCGTCCACCGTATCCACACACAGATTCACATCGGTATACATCCCCGCTATCGGCACGCCTTGATGGTGGAGGGCGAACCGATCATAGGTTTCGCGCCGCATCCACGGCGTGACGTGCTCCCGGTCGTAGTCCGCCGTGGCTTCCTTGTCGGCTTGCAGGAGCAGGTCGCGGGTGAACACCTCCACCTCGTGTCCCTTGGGGAGCCGCCAGAGCCAATGTGAGAACAGGTAGCCCATCTCGGGCCGGAACGCTTCGACGGTCTGGCGGATCACGTCGGGCGAGTGCATCGGGCAGTCGGCGGTGAGGCGGACGATGGGCCGATCGTCACGCCAATGCACGTACTCCGCCTCGTTGTTGACGCACTCCGCAAACCGTCCCAGCACGTCGTCCTCTGCGGCCTCTAACGGCTGAAACTGCCTTGTGCCGGTGATCGCGACATACCGAGACTTCCACTCATTCGGAAGCGCCACCACGACGTGCGGTGATACTTGGCGGGCGGCTTGGGCAATCCACCCGATAAGCGGGATGCCGTGGAGTAGGGCGTTGATCTTCCCCGGAAACCGATTACTGCCCATGCGGGCCTGTATCACAATCAGCGGGTCTGTCATCCGCACACCTCCAGCACTGCCGCAATCACGCGGTCCTGCTCGGCCTCGGTCAGGCCGGGAAACAACGGGATGGATAGGGTGCGGGCCGCGTGGGCTTCCGCGCCGGGGAACATGCCTTCACGGTAGCCGTAGCGCTGACGGTAGTAGGGCTGCAAGGGTATGACAGGATAGTGAATGGCCGTGCCGATGCCGCGCTCTCTGAGCTTCCCTTGGGCCCAATTGCGCCCCTTGAGGTAGGGATATGTCACCCCATCGGGGGGCAAGAGTATCTGATACAGATGGCGCGCACTGTCGGGGCCATGCGGCACTGTCTGGATGACATAGTGTCCCGCGAACGCATCGTCATACCGCGACGCCATCCGCCGCCGTTCCGCGACGCCCGCGTGATAGCGGGTGAGTTGCGAGCGGCCCAATGCGGCGCTCATCTCGTTGAGCCTGTAGTTATAACCGAGACTGACCATCTCGGTCCCGCGCCGGCCGTGGGAGCGCAGCAACCGGCACTGCTCCGCAAACGCGTCGTCGTTTGTCAGGATCGCGCCACCTTCACCACACGCGATGTGCTTGGCGGGGTGCAGAGAAAGGCAGGTGGCGAGGTCGGCAGCGTCATGCGTCAACGGACCATGGCAAGCATCACGGACGATTTCGTCTCCCCACGCTTCGGGTACTTGTCCGCCGAGAGCAACCGGCACCTCGCACGGCTTGGGACTGTCGGACTCCATCCACAAACCATCTTCTTCGTTGCAATCCACGAAGCGCGGATCGGCCTTCGCCATTATCAGCGCATTGGATGTGGCCACAAAGCTGATCGCAGGACAGTGGACCGTGCGACCTTTCCACCCCGCCGCCACATACGTAAGATGCAGCGCCGCCGTCCCGCTGTTCACCGCCACGGCATACTTGGCCCCGCTCAACGCGGCTAGCTCGTGCTCGAACGCCTCAATCTCCGGCCCTTGCGTGAGGTAGCCGGAGCGCAGGGCGCAGAGGACGGCGGCTTCGTCTTCTGGCCGGATTTCGTGGCGGGTGTAGGGGATCATACCAGCGCCACCCTCTCCCGGAGTTCCGCCACACTCAACCGCACTGCCGCATCACTCGACAACGGACCCGTTAGACTGATGCCGGTCCCGTGGGTAGACCAGTACGGCCCTTCGCGCCGAAACTGGCGGTAGTCGTGCGGGCCGATCATCATCTCCGCCAGTTTCTCGCCGTGCCCCAGCCCACCGAGCCACGACGCAGTATCATGCGGGCGCCCCATGGCCTGCATCAGGTCGCCCACCTCATACGCGGGCAGGTCGGGCACAACCAGTTCGCCGCCCTGCATCCGGTCCAGCGTCCACCGCACCAGCTCCATCGCTTCGGCCATCGTCATCCAGAACCGGGTCGCCTGTGGGTCGGAGATGGTCAGCGGCACCCCAGCCGCCTGCTGTCCCCGCCAGATCGGGATGATGGAGCCACGGGACCCCGCGACGTTGCCGTACCGGGTGCAGGCGAACCGGGGTCCGGTCGCACCACGGGCGTTGTTGGCGGCGAGCACCAGGTGCTCCATCATCGCCTTACTGGCCCCGTAGGTGTTGGATGGGGCGCACGCCTTATCCGAGGAGAGGGCGACTACTTTGCTGACTCCGGCATCGGTGGCCGCCTCTACAAGATTAGCGGCGCCGTCGATATTGGTTTTCTTCATCTCTAGCGGATTGCTTTCCCCTACCTCGACCCGCTTGAGAGCGGCGGCGTGGATCACCACGTCCACCCCATGTAGTGCCCGCCGCATCCGTTCTCTGTCGCGTACGTCCCCAATAAACCAGCGGAGCCGCGGATCGTTCCCGAACGCGGTCCGCATCTCGAATTGTTTGACTTCGTCGCGGCTGTAGATACAGAGCCGGTCGGTCAGGCCGGAGTCCAGCGCATGGCGGGCAAAGGCATGGCCAAACGAGCCTGTCCCACCGGTCAGCAAGAGAGATGTCATGGGCGGGAAAGGTGCGAATCGTTGGGGTGTCCCGCAAGCCAATCTTGCGGTAGTCCCGCCATCCCCCAAGATTAGATCCCATGCTGACCATCCGTCCGGCCCAGTTCACGGACGCTGAACCGCTCTGGCATCTCGCCAACGACCCGGAGGTCCGCCATGCCTCATGGGGCCGGGCCACCATTCCGTGGGATACGCATGTGACGTGGCTGCTGCGAACCGTCGAATCCTCCACCGCGCGGCTCTACGTGGGCTGCATCGGATCGGTGATGGTGGGGCAGGCGCGGCTGGACCGGTCCTCCTCTGGCCTCACGGTCAGCGTGGCGCTGGTGGCGGAAGCGCGGGGGAAGGGGTATGGGGTGGCGCTGATCCGGAAGATGACGGACCGGGCGTCGTCATGGGCGCCGGGTGCGCCGCTCTGGGCGGAAGTGCGGGACGGGAACGTGGCGAGTCGGCGGGCGTTTGAGCAGGCGGGGTATACCGGCACATGCGAGGACGGGGTATGGACGTACTCACGATAGGTGGGGTGGGGATCGGCGGGGACAACCCGTGCCGGTTCGTGGCCGAAATCGGGGCGAACCATAATGGGTCGCTCGCCACAGCCCACCGCCTGATTGAGGCGGCGCATCATACCGGCGCTGAGTTCGTGAAGCTACAGGCGTACACTCTTCCTGAAATACTCGGCCTACGAGGTGACGGACCTGCACCAGAACCGTGGGCGCGCTTCGGGACGCTTCGCCAACTCTACGAGCGGGCGATCACTCCATTAGCGTGGCTCCCCGAGTTGTTCCAGCACGCGCGGGACATCGGTATGGTGCCGTTCGCCTCGGTGTTTGGGCTGGAGTCGCTGGCCGCGTTGGAGGCGCTGGATTGTCCGGCGTACAAGATTGCGGCCTATGATGTGAGCACAGAGTCACTGAGAAGGGCAATCGCCATAGCAGCCGGGAGACAGTTAGTGGTGAGCACTCCGGGGGTTGATCCGTTCGGTCACTACGGCGATGGGGTCTGCGTTCTTTACTGCCCGCCCGGATACCCGACCATGGCGCAAAATGTGGCGCTCCCGCTGTTCGCTGAATTGGACCACGAGTTAGATCAGCCCGCAGCGCACATCGGCCTCTCCTCCCACTGCCTTGACCCGTTCTTGCCGATTGCTGCGGTTGCGCGCGGGTGTAAGTTGATCGAGATGCACCTGCAACATGTGGATAAACCGGCCGAACTGGACGGCTCGTTCAGCCTCACGGCCGATCAATTTGGGCAGATGGTGCAGAGTGTGCGGCAGACGGAGCGGCTACTGGCATGAGCGCAGAATTTAAGGCCGTAGATGCCGAAGATGATCGGTTCATAGAGGAGGAGTATTGTCGGCTGCATGATGTTGACGGCAAACCTATTCGCGAAAAACCATGCGGGCATGGCGTCGGTTCTGTTCAGCGCGCCAAAATGATACTAGCCCAAGGATCAAAGTGTCTTATCTGTGGATGTGGGTTTGACGACAACACTCGAATGGCGCACGTAGACCATTGCCATGTAACTGGCAAGGTGCGCGGAATTCTGTGTCGTCCCTGTAATATAGGCCTCGGTTTCTTCAAAGATAGAGTTGACTGCCTCTTGTCGGCCGCGTCATATCTTCGCGATAACCATAGCGATACGGGGCACTTGGAATTTGCCCTTAAGCAACTCAATCAGGCGGAAAGCTATCGGATGTACATTCTTGCCGAACTTGAATCCATCGAAGATGGACGTGTGGAGCGTGGCTGTTCATGAGCACCCTCACCATCGCGGACCGCCAAGAACCCCACTTCCGCCGCGCGTGGATGCGGGCGCTCGCCATGGTCACCGGCCGCCACCTGCCCCCGGAAGTGGTGGAGGATGCGTATCGCACCGGTACCCCCGCCACCGTCATTGCGGCGATCCCGTGGCTGCCGTTCATGGCCGAACTCGTGGACCGACTCACCCCCGCCTATCGGGCGGTAATGGTCGCAGCCGGCGGGATCGGGGAGGAGAACGTACCGGAGGGTGACCCGCATCAGGCCATCGCCAAGGCCGATTTCAACTTCAACGGGCTGAACCCACGTGCCACCCAATGGATACTCAGGCACTCGGGCGACCTCGTTCGCAACGTGACCGCCGAGTCGCAGCAGGCCATCCGCGCGATTGTACTGGATATGTTCCAGCGCGGTATCCCCGCTGAGACAGGGGCCCGGATCATCCGCGAACATATCGGCCTGACCCAACGCCAATCGGCCGCGCTCTGGCGGTTTCAACTCGGATTCCAAGATAAGCTCACTACCGGGACACTGAGCCAGACGGAGGTGAACGCCAAGGTCCGGGACTACCGGACACAACTTCTCGCCTCACGGGCCAAGATGATTGCGCGCACCGAGTCCATGACCGCCAGTAACCAAGGGCAACAGGAAGCATGGTTGCAAGCGTCAGAGCAGGGATACTTGGGTGATGATGCGATGCGGGAGTGGATCATCACAGACGATGAGCGACTGTGTCAAGTCTGCGCTCCGGTCCCGAAGCGCGGGCCGGTCGGGCTCCAAGAGTCGTTCATTCTGGGCGACGGATCGAGTCTCATGGTACCGCCCGCGCATCCATCCTGCCGTTGCACCACGCGGCTTGTCTTTGGTCGCCAACGGTCCGCCGCATGAGTCTCCGCCAAGTCACGGCCTCCTGCCACTGCAACCCCCGCCGGACCATGCCCTACCGTCCGCCCCTGCACATGGAGTCCAGTTTCAGCGGGTGGCTGGCCAGCATGGTGAGCATCACCCCCGCCACCATTATTGGCTCGTGGAAGTGCGCCCGGTGCGGCACCGTCCACCCGATCACGGCAGCCCAAGCGGGGTGGTGTAACGGCCCATCCCTTGCGCCGTTACGGGCTCGTTCCTAGATTCGGAGTGTAACCGTCCCATAATCCATTGGACCCCCGCCACATCAGGGCCCCGGAGCGCACCACTTCGCCACGGGGCTCTGTCTTTGTCCGTACCCACCGCTTCGATTGCCAAATTGGATGAACCGCGCGGCCTCGTCTATGGCTGGGCGTCCGTTGTGGCGACCGAGGATGGGACGCTCATTGAGGACCATCAGGGCGACTTGATCGACCCCGCCACCCTCGAAGACGCTGCCGTGGACTTCATGCTCCACCACCGCGCGGCTGGTGAGATGCACGCGGGCGACGCGGTCGGCCAGATTGTGGAATCTTTCATCAGCACCCCCGAAAAATACGAAGCCATGGGCATGACCGCCGCACTCGCGAAGACGATGCCGGTCGGTCTGTGGATTGGCGTCAAGGTGCCCCCGGCGACCTTCGCCAAGGTGAAGGACGGGACCTACAAGATGTTCTCGATTCAGGGGACCGGGGAACGGGTGCCGGTGTAATGGCAACCCATCTCAAGCGGCTCCGTTTGGACCGCATCGATTTCGTTGACCGTGGCGCGAATCCTGGCGCCCATATCGCGCTGTTCAAGCGCGCCACTTCACAGGAGCCACCCATGGCTGAGAAGCCGAAGACTGTCGAGGAGCTGACCGCTGAGGTCGCGACCCTGACCAAGCGGGCGACGGACGCCGAAACAGCCCTCGCGGCTGCTACGGCGGCCCCCTCCAAGCCGGAAGACATCGAGAAGAACCTGCCGGAACCCGTCAAGGCACTGCTGGCCAAGGCGCGGGAAGATGCCGCAGCCGCAGCCGCCGTGAACAAGGCGAATGACGAGCGGATCGCCAAGCTGGAAGCCGAACGCGACCGGGGGCAGATGATCGCCACCTGTAGCGTGTTCAAGGCGCTGGGTGCGGTGGAGGACCTGACGGGCCTCATGCTTCCCATCAAGAAGTCCGTGCCCGCCGAGATCTACGACAAACTGGTCGCCAAGATGAAGGGCTGGGATGAAGTCGCCCGCCAGTCCAAGCTGTTTCAGGAAGTCGGTACCAGCGCGGACGGCACGATCGACCCGGAAGCGCAGCTCAATGTGCTGGCTAAGGCACATCAGGCCGCACACCCGGACCTGACCCCGGAGATGGCGTACAGCGCGGTTCTCCAGTCCACTGATGGCAAGGCTCTCTACAAGGCGAGCCAGCTCGCCAAGCGCGGAGGGAAGTAACCATGGCCTTCGAAATGGGCACCGTCTACCTCGGGGATCGGGTTGCCGTCGCCAACTACAGCTCGGCTGTCGCGATTGGCTGCGCGGTATCCAGCACCAGCAATACCACGTTCAAGCGGATTGCCACTGATGGGGCGCCTGTGCTCGGCGTGCTGGTGGACAATCCGTCGTCTGGCCAGATGGGGTGGATTCAGATCGCCGGCGTGGCGAAGTGCCGCGTCGTGGCGGGCACTCATGTCGCCATCGCCATCATGGACAAGATCAAGGGGACCACGGACGGGTATTTCCGCTCCTCCACGGCGACCACGCAGGTGGCCAAGTACGTGTTCGGGCGGGCGCTCGAATCGCTCGCGGCCAACACCACCGGCATCATCTCGGTGCTTATCACTCACCAGGGTGGCGGATCGTCCGGCGCCGCCAGCGCCGCGTAAGGAGCGCCGACCATGCCGACCCCGACCGTCTATCAGGTACACCAGAACGTCCCGCTCACCAACCTGAGCATCGCGTTCTTTCAGGATCCACGCAACTACGGGCTGATGTCGCTGTTCCCCCGGGTGCCGAGTCCGAACATGTCGAACATCTACTACACCTACGACAGGGCTGGTTTTCTCCAGTCGTATGCGCGACGCCGGGCGGCGGGAACGCCCGCGCCTCGTGGTGGATACAAGATCGGCACCAACACCTTCACCGTACTCCGCGACTCGATCGCGAAGGCGGTGTCTGATCCGGAGCGGGCGAACGCGGACGCGGCGATCGACATGGACCAGGATGCGGTGCGCTGGCTCAACCAGCAGATCCTCATCAAGATGGAGCAGCGGTTCGCCACCAACTTTTTCGCCTCGGGTGTGTGGGGTACCAGTGCGGCTCCCTCCGTGCTGTGGGATGACGCGAACAGCGATCCGGTCAAGGACATCAAGACCGCGAAGCGCGGCATCGTGAAGCTGCACGGCGCGGATTACCAGCCCAACGTGCTGGCCCTCGGCGCCAAGGTGTTCGATGACCTGACCGAGCACCCGGACATCATCGATCGGATCAAGTTCATGGCGGGACCCGGCAACCCGGCGGTCGCCAACGAGAACACGCTGGCCCAGTTGTTCGGGCTGGACCGGATCGTGGTGATGCGGGCGGTGAACAATACCAACGCCGTCGAGGACAACGCCGCGACCTACGACTTCATCGCCGATCCAGAGTCGGCGCTGCTGGTGTACGCGGCTGGATCGCCCGGACTCCAGACCCCCTCGGGCGGTTACACCTTCATGTGGACCGGTGCCCCGGACGGATCGAGCTTCGGTCCCGCCATCAAGCAGTGGCGGGACGAGGAGAACGAGTCGGACATCTACGAGGCCAATGTGTGGTACGAGCCCAAGGTCGTCACGTCCTCGCTCGGCTACTTCTTCCCGAACGCGGTGAGCGCGTAACCATGCCGGTCACCATGCTGCGGCACCTGACGCTGGCCGGGGAGAAGTATATCCCCGGTCAGGAGGTCCCAGAGACGGTATGGGACGCCGTGCGGGAACGGACCCGTCGCACCCTCGTAGCGGGCCGGTACGTGACGCTGAAAGACACTCCGAAACGCAAGGCACCCACCCCGGCCGGTGCTCCGAAGGGACCCGGCCCGCAGCCCAAGAAGGGGTCGTAACATGCCGAATGTCGAGAAGGACCGCCGCAATCGCGTCGGGATCGGTCAGGGCTTCAAGGTCGGTGCCAATACCACAGCAGCGACGATCCCGTGGCGTGGCGTGCAGGTGGTCGCGTCTACCCAAGCCTCCAAGAGTTACCGCCTCAGCGCGCCGATCCCGGCGCGGGGTGGGGCGCTGGTCACGATTGCCTGCCAGAAGGCGACCACGACCAATACGGCGTGGGTGACGCTGCCGACCGGCTGGTTCTTCCAGCGGACCAGCAATTCCACGGGGGCGACGCACCGCAAGGCGGTATTCAACGCGGGGAACCAAAGTCTTACCTTGCAGCCCATCAGCACCTCGCGCGTTGCCATCATCAGCAACGTCAACACGGTGACGATCGGAACGTCGTAACCTACGCGTTCCGCACCTAGCCTCACTGGGGGAACGCATGGGCCAGCGGAAAAAAATTGCCATCGTCGGGTACACCGAGCACCGGGCGCTCGCGCCGTTCGCGGATGACTCATGGGAGATCTGGGGACTTAACGATCTCTATTACGAGTTGCCGGAGATCGGCGTTGATCGTCTGCGCTGGTTTCAGCTCCACTCATGGACCGGCGACCTGCCGCACGATCCGAAGAACGAACGCCGGTCCCCGGTCAACTTTCAGGCGGGCCCTCCGCATCCGCGTGACCCCAACCATGTGCTCTGGTTGCAGGAACAGGCTGAGCGGATTCCGGTCTATCTGCTGGAGCCCCGGCCGGAGATTCCGAGCGCCCGTATCTTCCCGATGGACGAGGCGTTCCGCTTCTTCTCCACGGACGGCAAGACGCCCAATCGGTATTTCACCAACACCATCTCCTACATGATCGCGCTGGCGATCATGGAAGGCGCCGAAGAGATCGGCATCTATGGGGTGGACATGATGATGGGCGGCGGTGAGGGGAGCGAATACGGGTGGCAGCGTCCCTCGTGCGAGTTCTTCCTCGGCGTGGCGACCGGTCGCGGCATCAAGGTCTACATTCCGGACGAATCGGACCTGCTCAAGTGTGCCTTTCCCTATGGGCTGTCCACGGCGAACCCGTTTCGGAAAAAGCTGTCGGCGATGCTGAACGACTACGGCCGGCGGCGGGGGGAGTGTCAGGCGCAGATCGCGCAGGCGCAGGCGGGCAATAGCGAATTGACCGGCGCGATTTCCACCTTGCAGTGGATCATGTCGAGCCACCTGCCGGGGGATGGGGAAGAGTCGGTAGGGCGGGTGCCGATGCCGAACAGCCATAAAGGGATGCGCGGCGTCGCGCCGCAACTCGACTCACCCGCCGCACCGCAGGCCGTGACGCTGGACGAGCGGCAACTGGAACAGGTCATGTTCTCGATCCTCCAGAAGCGTGGCATCATCGAAGCCGTGCCGGTCGGCCCCGTGCCGAGCGACGGATCACCGTAAAGGGGGTAGACGCATGGGCTTTCAGAAACCCGGCCGTGTAGCCAACGAAATCGTCTGGAACCGGAGCACGGCTGGGATCAGTGGATGGTCTCCCTTCGGCCCAGCGCGGGGACGCGGGATGGCCATCATCGCCGACTTCACCGGCACCACCAACGGGTGTCGGGTGCGGGTGCAGGGGTCCATGACCAGCGCCAGCACGGCCGATGCGTTTCTGATTGCCCAGCGTCTGTCGAGTGCGGGGGCCAACCATATCCAGTTGGCCTCGACCGCTGGTGCGGTGGCCAAGATCGCCCGTTTCGTTCGGGTCATTTCGTCGGGCGTCTACAGTGCGAGCAAGACGGTGCGGGTCCGGCTCGTCAGCCTGCCGGTCAGCTCGTGACCTTTACCTACACCGGGTCGCCCAGTAACGACTCCACGCAGGGGCGGGTGGATGCGGTCCGCTTCCTTGCGGGACTCACGTCGTCCAGCGGGTCGATCGCGGTGCAGGATGAGGAGATTGCGTTCCTGCTGGACCAGCAGGGGAATGTGTACAGTGCGGCTGCGGCGGCTTCCGAACAGGTATCGGTGCGGTATGGGGGGTTGGCCACTAGCAAGACGGTCGGTGACCTCTCCATCACCTACGCGGATCGGTCGGTGGAGTTCAAGGGTCGGGCCGCCTCGCTTCGGATGGCCGCGGCCATGCGGGGTGGGGTGTACGCGGGCGGGATCAGTGTCGCCGACAAGGCGAGTCAAGTGGCGAATACCGATCTGGTCCAACCAGAGTTCCGGCGAGATCAGGATGACAACCGGCGAGTCGGGTACGCTTACGGATCGACGGGGCCGAACGGATGACACTGGACCCGGAACTGCGAGCCTTGATGACCCAGTCGGCTACCGTCAACCGGTGGACGGCGGATAGCGCCTATGGGGTGCCGCTCTATTCGACGGCGGCCACGGTCTATCCGTGCCGGATCGTGCGGAAACACCAGCTCGTGCTGGACCAACAGGGACGGCAGGTAGTGAGTCGGACGGCTGTCTACCTCGGACCCAGCTCCACAGGGACGCCGAACCTGACCACGCGGGATAAGGTAACACTGTCGGACGGGTCGGAGATGGACTTGCTCTCGGTCCAGAAGCACGTGGATGACGATGGGTCGGACCATCACGAGGTTGCCTACGGTGGCTGACATCAGCTTTGAGATTCGCGGATTGGGCACCACCGCCGACGCGATCAGCGCACTGGTGGAGGCCGACCGGAAGGTGATCCGGCGGGCGCTCTATGTGGGCGGGGAGAAGGTCATCGGGCGTGCCAAGGAACTGGTGCCCGTCGATGAGGGGATACTGCGGGGGACCGGCCATGTCGCGTTGCCGGGATTGGCCAATGGCGAGTTGGTAGTCACACCCACCTTCGGCGGGCCGGCGGCACCCTATGCCTTGGTCCAGCATGAGCGGATGGATTTCCACCACACGGTGGGACAAGCCAAGTACCTTGAGACGGCGATGCAGGAACTGGCGCCGTCGATCGTGCAAGAGGTCGCGGACCAGATTGAGGCGTTCCACCAGCAGTACGCGCGGGCCAGTCTGGCCGCCAGTCAGCAGAACAATGCGGCCCCGGTCCCCAATCCCGGCCCGACCCCGCAGGAGCGGTTCCTGAACCGCCAGCGCGCCTCAGAGGCACGGTCGGCGCGGCGGAGGGCCCGTGGCGCTCGGCGATGAGATCGGGGCACGGCTGACCAGCCAAGGCGTGTGTAGTACGTCGGCGGGGTCCACCGGCTGGATGCTCCGCTATCGTGCTCTGACGCCGGCTCCGGTTCGGCAAGTGGTGGTGACACCATCGGGCGGATTGCCGCAAGAGGGGAAGGCACCGATTGACCGGCCCGGGTTTCAAGTGCTGGTTCGGGGCTCCTCGGCTGATGGCGGCGAACTCGAAGCCAAGGTGGACCAGGTGATCCAAGCCGTGAACCTCTTTGATGGTACGCTGACCGGGCTATACAACAGCGTTCCCCGGGTCTACGTCGATATACAGAAGCAGGGCGATACGCTTTTTCTCGGGTTGGACGACAACCAGCGTCCGATCTACAGTGTGAACTTTCTGGCAACCCGTAGTCGGACCACTTAGGAGGCCCCCATGGCCACAGGAGCAAAGGCAGGACGAATCGCCCTCGTGGCGGTTGGTGCCTCAACGTCAGCGTTCACGGAGATCGGTGAGGTACGGAACTGGGAAATCAACGTTACGCACACCCCGATTGACGCCACGTCGAACGACTCGTCTGGATGGAATGAGTCGATCGGCGGCCAGCGGGGGTGGACGATCAACAGCGAGGCGCTGTATCTCAGCGGGGAAGCGGATCAGACCACGATCCGCAAGTCGTTGTCCTCCCAGTCGCTCAAGTATTTCCAGATCCGGCCGTCCACCTCACTGACGCAGAAGTGGGTCGGACAGGGATGGGTCAACCAGTACCGCGTGGGCGGGTCACACGATCAGCCGCAGTTGTTCAACTTCGGCGTGGTCGGGACCGGCCCCATCACCTTTACCACCTGATGCGTACCCCGGTCACGGTAGAACTGGGCGGCGAAGTCCGAGAGTTGCGGTACGATCTCAATGCCATGGTGGCGCTGAAGGAAAAGCATGGCGTGAACATGCTGGCTGCCGACACGACGCTCGATTACAGCGACCCCGTATTGCTCCGTGGGTTTGTCTGGGCGGGACTGCTGCACCAGAACCGGCTCCTTGATCCGGTCACGGTCGGGAGCTGGCTGGATGCGGGTAACCTACTGGCGGTGTCGCAATGCGTGGTGGCCGCGATCGCCTCGTCCATGACGCCGAGTGTGGATGCGGAGCGGGCGGGCATCGACCCCACCTAGCGGCGGGTGACGAGGAGACTGAGGGGCCGACATGGGATGATCTGCTCTGCGTCGGCTACGGTGTCCTCCGGTTGCCGCCATGGGATCTCTACCGGATCACCCCCGGGGAGTTGCAGGACATGGCCACCGCCCATGCGTGGTATCTGCGTCTCAAGTGGGGGAAAGCGGGTGGACCGCCGATGACGCAAGCGGATCGCGAAGCGGAACAAGCCAAACTCGACCGACTGCTGGCGGGTCGGTCCTCGGGGTGAGATGCCTACAGTCGGCGAAGTCAATGTCAATATCAAAGGCAACGCCGATGGCCTGACCAAGGCGGGGCGCGACGCGTCCGCGTCCCTCAAGTCGCTCCAGCAAGAAGTCAAATTCCTCCAGTCGTATTTTCAATCCGGACGCATTAATCAAGCACAGTTTGCTGCCGCAATGCAGGAAGTGCGACGGCAGACTATGGGGCTCGGTTCATCGCTAAGCGCGATGAATGATAAGGGGCTCACTGCGTTCAACCGCCTGATGCAGCAGACGGCGCCTACCGTGACTCGCGTAGGCCTGTCGATCAACTCGCTACGCGGTCCGTTGGCAACGTTAGCGGCGCAGTCGATTGGTGCGAGTGGGGCGGTGGGAACGTTGGGGTCGATGCTGTTGCAGCTCAGCGGTGGGGCGGGGATTGCCATCGGCGCCATTGGCATCATCGGTGGGCTCGCGGCGGTGATGAACAAGCTGGGCGAGGATACGAAGAAGGCGCACAAGGCGTATGAAGACTACCTCGAATCTCTCCGTATCACGACACCGCTCGCCATCGTTGGCCGAGAGTTGAACGAAGCGGAAGAGAAGCTGGCCAAGCTCAGCAAAGAGCGGCCGGTCGATCAGTTCGGTGATGACTCCGTGGCGCGGGCCTTGGTAAAACAAAAAGTCATTGTAGAGGATCTCCGGAAGCAATACAAGAATCTCCAAGATGCGATGGGGCAAGGCCACGGCAACACGGTCAAGAAGTTTGCCGAAGAAGCCGCCGAAGCGTTCAAGAAACTGCGCGAAGAAGCGATCAAGTCCGCAGACGCTGTGGCCTATGCCGCCCGGATCACGGAAGTCGGGTTGCTCGGTGGCCAGCGCCCGCAAGCCGCGTTCAAGTCCGGGGCACAGAACCTCCCCCTCATCAACCAGGGCGCGTTCAACCTCAACAACATGGGCCGCCCCGCCGACAATTCCACGCCCACGGTCCTCGAAGGCTCGTTCACGAAGTTGGGCAAAGGGGCGGGCGATATGTTCGCCGCTCCCCTCAAGCGGGCGCTGGCCAACCTCCAGCGTGCGGCCGAAGTCGTGGAACTCGGGAACAAGATCGGTGATACCATCGGCTCGGCCATGGCCCGGGGCATCGGGGCCGCCATCTTCGATGGGTCGAAGTCCATGGGCGCGATCATCAAGGCCGTGTTCCGCCAGATTTTCGAGGAGATCCTGAAAGAGATCATCAAGATGTTTGCGGTGAAGATCGGCCTTCAGATCGCGAGCGCGCTCATCCCCGGTGGCGGGTTCCTCGGTGGCGTATTGAAGTCAACCGCCGGCGCGGTGGCCAATTCGAGCGCATCGAATATCCAGATCAACGTACCACCAGCCCAATCGCCGCTGACCGCCGCGCGTGACGCGCAGTGGCTTGGCACCCTGTCCGAATCGCTCCGTGGGTTGGCCAGTATCAACGGGCTGCCGCAGCAAGCCTATGGGCGGCGCTGATGGGCTACCTCCGGAGTTACGCCGCGATCGGCTGGTCTAGCACCAGCGATACCGTGGGCGAGCGCGTCCACCTGCTGGGCGTACCGCTCCGCATGACGCGGCCCGGCTTCTCCCAAGCGACGTATCGCTCGCAGTCCATGGATCGCAGCGTCTTCGAATCCCTCGTCGTTCCGTCTGGCGCGCATGAACTGATCGGGGATGTGCGCTACGACGGGGACTCCCAAGGGCTGATTGACATGCTGGTGGCGGGATCGGCGAACACGACGCTGACTTATTACCAAGACGTGCGCGACCCCACCACGGGCATTGCCTGCAAGCTGGTGAGCCCGGTCGGGCCAGAACTGGAAGTGTTGAACGATCCGCAGCGCGCCACCTTCGGCGATACCTCGATCACGCTCCGGCTTCGGCGCACCGACCAAGAACCGTTTACGGAGCAGTATATCGGAACCAATGTGTTATTTGCGTATCGGGGCGGCGGGTCACTCCAAGGGTTTACCTACACCCGCGCGACCGCGACGACGCGCATCGACAAAGGGCGTGGGACGATGGCAGCCGTGGCCAGTGGACAGGCGGCCACGAGTTGGTATGATCTCGATGGGGATGGGCTGCGGGAGACGCCGGCACTGAGCTTGAGTCCGGCCCGTACCAACCTCTGCCTTCAATCCGAGAACTTCGGGACCACATGGGCTGCGGTGGGGACACCGACACGGTCCGCCGCGGCTGGCGGCATCGGCTCCGTCGTACTCGATCTCATTGGTGACGATTCGGCGGCCGCACTGGAAGGCTACACGCAGACGGTCACGTTCACGGGTAATGCGGTCAAGGCCGTCTCGCTCTTTGTGGCGCAGAACACCAGCACGACAAGCGTGATCCGGCTCCGCGATACGACTGCTGGCGCTGATCGTCTCCTCGGGGTACTGACATGGGCGGGTGGCCTACCAGTCCTGACGATGGCGACCGGCACATTCCTCGGCTACGACGCCTTTGCCAATGGCTACTTCCGGCTGCACTTCGTCACGACCAGCGTGACGGCCGCCAGCACCAACTCGCTGCAGGTCTATCCGGCGACCACAAGTGCCTTGCTCGTGGCCACGACGGGCGAACTCTATGTCGGTGGGGTGCAGGCGGAGAATGCGCTGTATCCGGGTCCATATATCCCGACGACCACCGTCACCGTCGCGCGGAACGCCGATGTGCCGATCGCTCCGTTCCTCGCGCGTCCGCAGGCGATGACGCTGTATGTCCGGTTCATCGAGCAGGGTGGCATCCTTAGCGGGGGGGCGCAACTCTGGATCGGATCATCCTCCGCGAACTCCCTCTATCTCTTTGCCTCAGGTGGCTTCTATCGCATCGAGCATCGCGCAACCGTGACGAGTGCCGCGGCGAGCGCACCGACCTATGGACAAGTCGTGGAGCTTGTGGGCACACTGAGCGCCACGGGTGTTGTGCAACTGACCCAGTCCATCAACGGAGCGGTACCAGTCGTCTCCGCCGCATCCGGCATTTCCACGGTAGCCGATGCGTGGAGTAGTGCCCAAATCGGATTGGGTATCTCCCCCGGACTGAGCCTCCCGTCCGCGACGGCGATACTCAACGCCTGCGTCGTGCGTGGCGTGCAGGACATGGCGACCATGCGCCGGATCGCGCTGGTGTCCTGATGGCCTTCTCCGGCACGGCCCGCTACCGGGCCGACATCTTCACGGCTGGGACCACCTCCTACTCGACCAGCGCAGTAGAGTTTTCGCTGACGCTGGCGGACGCACCGACGATCAACGGCCCGCTGGTCCGACCGTTCGAGGGCCGGTCCGAGGGACGCCCGTGGGTCCTCCGCGCGGTGGATGTTGCCGGCTCATTCACGGCGCAACTAGCCGGTTCAGATGGTCGGACCGACCTTATCAACCGCGTGATCCAGGTTCGGCGCTCCCTCAACAACGGCACCTACACGGTCATTGGTGGGGGTCGGGTGCGGGATGTGTCGATGGGCGAGCAGGTGGCGGAGTACGACGTGAGTGTCGAACAGGAGATGGGGATTGATGCCAATGCCTTGATCTTCGCCACCAGTAATACCACCCGCCTGTTCCCACCATCGCCGCACTTTACCTACGGTCCGTTCCAGCCGTTCCCGAAGGGACAAGTACGAGTGGCGGGATTCGTCACGCCCGGCTATCCCTCGGTGGGGTCGGTGCCGAAGATGTTCTATCTCCGGTTCGCGGGGTCCACTAGTGGCATTGCCACGGTGCCCGTGCCGCTGACCGACCTCGGGATGGAAGCGATCCGTAAGGATGTCAAACCGCTCACGTCGCCCAACGATGCGCTGGGGAACTTCGTGCATCTCCGGTTGCGCGTGGGCAACTCCACCTATCCCGTGGTCAGCTTCGGGCGCATCAGCAACCCGCTCTTTTCCAACCCCGGCGGCCAGAAGCCCGACCCGAATGTCCTCGGAGAACTGGAAGAGGATTACACCAATGGCAAGCCGCCAGGACTCTGGGTGGTGACTCCCACCTCGACCACCTTTGTGGTGGGCCAGTCCTACAGCTCGGCGTTCCTGCATATGTTCAGTGCGCCACCGTCCGAGGCGACACCGCTCCACATCACCACGATCCACCCGATGACGCTCAAGCGGCAGCTTCATGCTGGCGCCTACGCCTCCACGGACCAGCCCAAAGCGCGCTACTCCACGGCCGCATTCAACGATGGGAGCAGTGGGTTGGAGCGCCGGCCCATGTCGCTCGTGCGATTCCGCATCACCGGTCCAGCACGTCGTCGCGAATGGATTGAGCGCAACCTGAATGCGCCGTTCGGCGTCTGCGACTTCACTGACTCGTCTGGTGTCATTCGACCCCGCTATGTCTGGATGCCGCAATCGACGGCGGGATACGCCTTCACCTTCACCCCGGCCAATCTGCGAGAGCCACACCCCTCGTGGCTCCAGCCGGGGCGCGAGATGGTGACGGAACTCCGGGTCGTCAGCCAAGACGAACAGTGGGTGATTGGCGGATTGGCGCCAGCCCTTGTAGCCGCCTATCAGCGGCCCGTGAATGCGTCGGCCGACTTCATCAAGGCCACTCCGTCCACCGATGTGCGCCAGCATGATCGCATTGCGAAACTTGGGGTCCAGTCACTGAGCCTAGAGTCCGCTGGGGTCCATGCTGGCGTACGGAGTCCGGTCGGATTCCCGACCGAGCCAGACCCGAACCTGAATGCGCTACTGACCAATGCGTCCAAGGAAACATTCGACCGTTACGGTGATGGTCCGGTCCAAGGCGTCCTCTACGCGTTGTCCACGGCTGAGTCGGTGCAGGAAGGGGATAACGTCCGGATCACCGTGCCAACCTTTCCGAACGCCGGTATTCAAGCGCGCGGCGGAACGCGACTCGTGCAGATCATGGGGCGCCGGATCACCCCCTACGGGCCCGAGTTCGACTACCTTGATGCGGGGCCCAACCTGAACGCGTTGGTGGCCCCTACGGTCACCCTGTCCCTCTCCACGGTCGATAAAAAGCACATCGTTACGGCGGTGGTGGCCAGCGTGCCAGCGGGGGCCCAGTTCCAGATGGATGCGGCGGTCGGGTCCACCCTCCCGTCTTCGACCTCCACGCTCTGGCAGCGGATTCAGACCACAGCCTTTGGCAACGGGACCTACCAGATTCGGGGCCGGCCGGCTGGCGGGAAGACATGGGCGCGCGTTCGGTCGGCCCAAGCCCAGCGGGTCCGGTCCACATGGCGGAACAGCACGGCGGGGGTGACCTCGTCGGGATTGGCTGCGCCCGTGGTCGCCACCTCCAGTGTCACCGCGCTCTCGTTCAACCTGCGACTGAGTGGTGGAGAAACGCTGTACCCGATCCAGGTGTTTGTTGATGGGTCCACTGCCGCCGCGTTCTCCACCGGCAACCTGCTCCGAACCGTGCCGGCGGGGACCAAGTCGGTGCCGGTCTTTGGCCTGAATTCCACAACCAAGTACCTCGTTGGGGCACGGCACATCGATCCGTTCGGTGGGATCGGGGCCTCGGATAGCACGACGGTGACCACGCTCACGACGGGCACAGATCGGTGCCGAGCCCCCGTGGGCTTCTACCTCATTGCCGGGACGACCTGATGGCATTTCCCTCTGGCGTCACCAAGCCGTATCGGCCTTCCGGGGTCCGGCTGCAAGTCGTCCCGCCGTCCTCCGAGATCGTGGATGTCGAGATTCACGCGCGGACCGTCGGCACCACTGAGGCTGCGGTATGGATCGAAACGATCGGGGCGCAGCAGCACTATGCGTTTCAGGAAGGGTTGCCGATGTCCACGGTTCAGCGGGCCTACAGCGCTCGCTGCGTGGCGACCGGCAAGATTCCCTCGACCTTCACCGCTGAGATCATTTGCAGCCCGGCGGAGCTGCCATTTATCGGGATTGGGCAGGGGGCGGCGGTGGAGACGGTGCTGGGCGAGCAACTACGGATTCGGTTGCAAGGGCGCGATTTTCACTCGAACGCACATAGTACCATGATCGAGTACGAGGAGACGCGACTCACCCTTCAGTCTCCGACCACCGGATTTATCGTTACCGGTTCGGCGGTAGCCATTGCTCCAGGGTCGCGGCTTGATCGCATCGAAGCGCGTATGCTTCGGCCCACGCCGGTGGGCGGTTTGGTAGGGTTCATTCAAGTATTTGGAAATATCGTAGACCAAGATGGTGCCTACGTAGATTTTGGCGGGGCACTATCTGGTGCCGGTACGACATGGGCGACCCATACCGACATGACACTACAAGGTCGAAAGATCGCAGACAACGAAACCTTGTCGCTTACCGCTACCATTGGATTGACAACAAGCCTGACAAATGCCGACCCCAAGTTGGCGTGGGTAGACATTTACTACACTTCGACGAGCTATAAGTCGGTCCGCGGCGGCTAAACTTCGCACTGCCGAAAGACGGGTGGATGGCCCGGAACACCGAGTAGGGCGTGTAGCATCTCATGCTCCACCGAATGCTGGTTGGTGATCTTCACGGGGACAAGGATGATGGCTCGCTCACCATGCAAGTATGTCCCGCCTGCGGGCCGACCCGATGGTGACCAGAACCAAGTTACGGATTCATCGTTGAAGGTGAACCATCGCAAGTCGGCAAGGTTCCCTGTCAGCCCGCTACACTCCTCCATATTGGCCCACCACTCTGAGTAATGCGTGGCAGACCACTCCACGCCAGACAGGGGATACATCTGGCGCATAGCTGGGTCGGCAAGATCAAGTGTAACGCTAGGCTCTCCCGGATTCGCACACCCCACCATCACCGCCACCAGCACCAGGACCCGTCTCATACATCCTCCAGTTCGTCTTTCGGTGATGTTGCCAGCCCCATCTCCTGCTCGATATGCGCCTCCATGACGTGCCGCTCCGCTTGCGCCAAGAGGTCGGCCCGTACTGACCCGCCCGTCACGGGCAGGGGCTGGCGTCGTGGCCGCCCGACCCACATCAGCGCCCGGTAGACGAGGTCCGCCGCGCCCCAGACGGCCAGCGCGTGGAGGATGAGCCCCGTCATGCTGCCACCGCCTTGAGGGCGGCGCGGCAGATGGCGAGTGGCATCGTCTCTGCCTCGTCGGCCACCCGTGAGCGAATCCCCTTACCGGATTGCATGAATCCGAACCGGTATTCCGGTTGCTCTGCCGCTGCGCTATGTCGCAAGTGATCGTGCCCCCACCCGTCCGCTTCCATCTTCTCCACCACGGCCCACGCGGCGGCGATGTCGGTGGAGTAGGGCGGTAGCTCGTACTGTTCCTCCCAGTTCACCATCCCCTGACTGTCCGAGACCATCCAGCCACGATGCATGTGCTCGTCGGCTAGTGGCTCCTTCCCGAATACTTTGCGGCACACCTCAAGGTCGAGGGCCAATAGTTCCAGTTCGCTCACGGTGTCCCCCTTCCCGCCGCGTCGCGCGGGCGCGTGAGCAGGGCGGCGAGCTTCGGCTTGGCGACGTTGAGCCAGTAGCCGCGCATGTACTCCGTTCGATCTGGTTGCGGCAATCCATTCCGCCGAACCGCATCAGCCTTCCAGAGCAACCCGCGACAGTCCGGGTGAATGACACGCTTACCCATTCGGCCGCCAAAGGACTCCATAACGTTGGGATCATCATACCGCTTGCAGAACGCACAGACACGCCAGTTGGCATTACCACAGGCAGCTCGCGCCTCCATACGACGGTGGAGTAGCTGGTGGTATCCGAGACTTTCGCACACCACAAGATTCTCGGGGCGGTTGTCAGACCGGTTCTCGTTGATGTGGTGGACGGGATACTTACCAGGAAGCGGCTTACCCATCGCTGCCTCGACAACTATGACATGCTCGAAAACTTTCCCTTGCCTGTCAGCGCGCGGATGGTCTGGGCGTCGCACCCAACGGTAGCCCTGATGCAGCCCGGTATGCTGGCGGCGCCGGTCAGCGATGCGCTGGATATTAGCAAGGCGTGCCGGTGTCAGCACGTGCTCCCCCGCGTCGGCCGGGCCACGGGCTGTCATGGTGTGGCCTCCAATACCGTGAGGTAGCTTCTAGCCTCGAAGCATGCCGGGCAGCGGTACCACGGCTCCCTGACGAGATAGCCGTCCCGGCACGCCGACTTGCGCGCCCCGGGACAATGGGCCAGTTGCTTGCGGACCTGTTCGGCCCGGATCTGCCGCAGTACGTCGTTCATCCCTCCTCCTTTCGCGCCACCGCCAGCCGGGGCGCCTCGGTGATGGGCCGCCAGTTCTCCGGTGGCACCCAGTGATAGTGCCGCCCACCTACGACGGTCAGGTACAGGACGCCAGCGCCCGCATGGGCTTTGACGGTGGCGGGTTGCCACCGTTTGCCGTAGTGGAGGCGGGCCAGCACGGGGGAGCCGATGGCTGGAGTGGTCATCCGGCCACCACCTTCCGCATCGAGCCCAACGTCATCCGCATTTCGCCCATGTCGTCCACCATCGTTGGCCACCCAAGGAAAGCCGCCATCTCTGCCGCCTTCCAAAGCGCATCTTGGGCCGCCGTGATCTGACCGCGAAGGATGGCCAGATTCTCTTGCCGCGCCTCGGGCTGATGCCGCAGCCAGTCTACCACGTTCGCCTCTGTCTCTGCTATGCTCATCTGCGGATCAAGGGTGGCGCGGAAGGCGGCCTCTCGTTCGGCTAGTGTCGTCACTTGCCCACCTCTAGGCTGAACCGTTCTTCACTTGGCACGTACACCATGCCATCGGGAATCGTCGGCAACGTCGCCACGATACCGGCGAGTTGGGTCAGGCTCACGGATGGCTTGCCCGGCTTGTTCCGTGGCACTTCCATGCCGTACTTCTTCAACGCTTCGGTCAGGGCAGCTTCATCGGTCACGGTAAACTTGGCCTCGACGTGGCGGGTGGCGATCTTCCCCCACTGGAGGGCGCGGGACTTCCGGGTGTCGTCATGGGCCAGCAGGGCGCGGCCCCACGCTTCGATCAGCGGCCGAAGCTGTTCCTGCTCCCGGTCGTTCTTCTGGTCGATATCGGCCCAGCGGTCGCGGATCGGCTTCACTTCCTCGTTGTAGATCGCCTCGCCCTGTTCGCGCTGCCGCTGGAGTACCGCATACCGCTTCATGAGCGGCGTCAGCATCCGGAGACAGGTCGCCTCATCTTCGGCCGGCAACGGGCTGCCCGCGTTGAGGGCGAGGCGTTCCGACTCCGGCAGCTCGCCGGAGGTGTCTGTGGGGGAGGTCATGCGCTCGCCCCCGGGTCAGTCGCCTTACGCTTGGTGCCTTCTGCGATCAAGTCATCCAGCATGTCCTGGTACTCCGTGGCAAAGACGAGCAGGGTTCCCGCCTTGCTGTAGGCGTCCTTCTCCTCGATGGTCCAGACGGTGGATTCAAGGATCTTGGCGAAGGTGGCGCGCTGCTTCGGCGTCACCGGCTTGGGCGGGGCGGGCTTCGCTGATCCCAGCCACTTGGACAGCGGACCGGCAACCGATCCGTTGGTCAGGTCCCAAATGGCCTTGTCGTCACCGAAGAGGAATGTGTTGTCCTTCCGCGCCACCGCGTTATGCTGCTCGTTCAGGTCCAGGTGCAAGGCAAACTCGTAGTCGGTGCCTTCGCGGATCATCGGGGCGAGGCCCAGCTTGGTCACGATCTTCTTCCCGTTGCCGTCCACGCCCTGCTCATAGTCCTGCTTGCTGCGACCCGTGGCGATCACATGGATGGGCGCCTCCAGAATCTTCCGGATGAACAGCTCCCACTCTGCGCCGAACGTGCGCCAGTTGGTGTAGCTATTCCCCTTGGACGGGTTCGCCTTTTCGTAGGCGTCCTTCCGGTCCAACACATCCTGCCATGCGTGGGAGAGGGAGTCGATCAGCAGGATACCGTACCCCGCCTCAACGGCGGCCTTCATGCCGTCAAGGTACGTCTTGGGCCGCGCATCTGGCAGGCTCATCACGTCGAAGTCCACCACATCCGCATAATACGAGGCGCGGTCATTCTCGCTATCGAGGACGGCGATCTTGCCGACATTCAGGTCGCGGGCTAGATGAAGCCCGCCCAACGTCTTGCCGCTGCCGGACGGGCCAGTCAGCAGGACCTTCGCCTTGACGGCGGTGCGCTCAGCCTTCTTGAAGGTGAATGTCATGGTCAGAACGGCAGGTCGTCGGCTTCGGTATCCAGCGCCGCCGGGAAGTCATCGAACGTTTCCGACTTCTTTTCCGCCTTCGGTGCTTCTCCACCCTGCGGCTTCCCACCCAGCAGGATCACGTCATCCGCAATGATCTCCGTGGTGTACTTGGTGGCACCATCCTTGTCCTGCCACGTCCGGTACTCGATCCGGCCCTCGACGTACACCCGCTCGCCCTTGCGGCAATACTTCTCCACCACATCGGCCAGCCCCTGCTTGTTCGGCTGGGACCACGCGATGATACGGTGCCATTCCGTCTTTTCCTGCTTCTCGTCCTTGCCGTTCTTCCACTGCCGCGACGTGGCGATGGAGAAGTTGGCGACCTTGGACCCGTTGGCGATGGACCGGACCTCAGGGTCCGCGCCCAAGTTGCCGATCAACTGGACCTTGTTCAAGCTCTTGCTCATATCGTGGTGCTCCGTGTCAAGGTGGTGTGTCTCACTGGTGGCCTAATCCTACCGCCCCGCACCCGATCCGTCAAGTACCGCCCCGCACTTGACGCCCCGCAGTCCGTGGCGTAGATTGGCGGGAATCCTCAACCGGACCAGATATGACCGACGTTGCCAAGCTCCGCGCCGCTGTTGAGCGGGCCGCCGCTATTGAGTTCTCCGTGACCGCTGGGCAGGAGCGTGGGTTGCGGCACGGGTACGCCGACTTGCTGCGTAACGCACTGGGCGGTGAAATCAGCACCAGCGATTATATGAAGCGCGAGGGCATCACGCGTCTCGATGCCAACCTGAAGCCGATCCCTGAGGACGCATGACCCGCCCCCGCCGTCGCGCCATCCTGCCACCCGGCGTCTCCCGCACCGACGAGCCCCGGTGGCGCAAACACGGCTATACCGTGCGGATGGGCTGGAGTCCGAAGCATCGCGGGCAGCCCAAGCTGAAGCGGTTCTTTGGCGACTACACCCACGGCTCAAAGCGCGAGGCGTTGCGGGCCGCGAGCCTCTTTGTCCTCCAGCACACGCCGTTCGGGGGGCGCAAGGCGGCGAAGGGGGTGAGACGATGAGCGCCAGATGGATGCCGGTGGAAGGTGAACAGGTCAGATACACGCACGGTGTCGGCGTCGTGCGGTGCGTGAAGGAGTCGGCTAAACAGGGGCGGAGTAAGGGGCAGATGTACGCTAAGGTGCTCACCGGAACGACGTACAGCGGCGAGCCGATCTACGAGTGGTTCCACCTGTCGCTCTTAACGCCCGCCTTCGCGCGGGCCCAGCCGAACGGACGGGGGCGGAGATGAGGTCGGCCGACTTGATGGACCGCGTAGCCAAGATGGTTGCTGATGGGCGGACCGTGAAGCTCAGAGCCGAGCTTGATACCAACGACTACGTGCGCGAGTTCGACTTGAGCGTGTCCGGCGACGACAGAGAAACCATCATCCTGACGAGTCACTCCCTCGCCGAGGTACCCCCGCCCCGCCGGGCCGCGACGGAGGAGACGCATGAGTGAGCGCGTCATCGTCACGGGGGGCCGAGGCTACACTGACCGCGACGTAGTGTTCAACGCACTCGACGGACTACTCAAGGAGTTCGGCGGGCTCATGGAGATTGCCGAGGGTGGCGCAATGGGAGCGGATCACCTTGCCCGTGTTTGGGCTGATCGGAACGACGTGAAGCGGCGGACATTCGAGGCGCGTTGGGACCTAGATGGCCCAAAGGCGGCTGGCCCTATCCGTAACCGTCGGATGTTGCAGGAGTTTTGCCCTACACTAGTCGCGGCTTTTCCGGGCAACCGTGGCACCGCCAACATGATGCGGATCGCACGAGATGCTGGCGTTCCGGTGCGAGAGTTCTCGTGACCGCGCCCAAGCGCCTCACTCTCCAAGGCCGCCGCACCGCGAACGCGATTGCCCGCAGTCTCCGCGACGCGGGATACTTCCAGCGTCTGTGTCGCGCGGCCAAGATGCCGGAGCCGGTGCTGGAGTACCAGTGCATCCCGGATCGCAAATTCAGGGCGGATCTGTGCTGGCCCGCGCATCGGCTCTGTCTGGAGATCGAGGGCGGCACCTGGATCGGCGGACGGTTCAACTACGCCAAGGCGACGCTGCACGCGGTCCACGGCTGGCGGATTCTCTACACGACGCCCGCCGATCTGTTGAAGGGCGAGACGCTGGCGCTGGTGCGGGACGCACTCAACTGGGGGAGGGAAGGATGAGCGCACACAAGCGAGGTTGGCACGGTGAAGGTGACGGACGCTACTGGTGGCCCGGCGAAATGCCCCTAACGTTCTCGGCGTGGCGAACCAAGAAACGGCGCGAGGCTCGCGCTGCCCTTAAGGCACTCGATGTACTATACACTGGGTCAGCGTTTGCGCCCGGCCAGAAGGATGTGACGACGGCTTACTACGCAATTAAGAAGGCGATCCAGCAACAGAAGAACTGGAAGTCCGTGCCATGACCCGGCGCGCCCCGAAGCCGACCACGACCGGAGCGAGATGATGAAGCGACTGATCTGCAAGCTGCTCGGACACCGCTGGCTGGCGCACATGGTCCGGCGCGGCCCGAAGGGTGAGATGATTTTCCCGAAGCATCCGGTGACTTGCACCCGCTGCGGAGCGACCGAGCCATGACGCGCCGCTCCCAGCAAGTCCCGAAGCGCGAGGCCGCCAAGTTGTTCGCGGTCGATCCCAGGTTCCCGACCCGCGCCAGCTATGATTGCTTCTTGGCGGAGCAGGCCGAGTTGCGCGCGCTGGGCTGCACCCCGGCGGAAGTCGAGCAGGTGAGCGGGGAGACGGCGACGCCAGAGGAACCCTAGCCCCCGTCTTGCGGCGGGCGGGACGGGGCGCTACTGTGGTGAACGGTTAGCGGCCCCAACAGAGTAGGAACCCAGCGGCCATCTCCTTGCGGGGGTGGCCGTCTGGCGTTAGAGTGGTGGTGCGCCGTGCCCGTCATGCCGAATCTCTCCGTCTCGGGGAAGCGCCACTTGATCCGTCTCGTGGCTAGGTCGCGGGCACCGCGCGCCGTCGCAGCGTAGACCACCGGTAGGCCGCTGGGCTCATAACCCGGAGACAGTGGGTTCGATTCCCACCGCTGCTACTATGACCAACGACTCGACCATTCGACCGCGACCCACCATTTCCCGTCTCAACGGGGAGTGGTCTAGTGGCTATGACACCTGCCTTGGAAGCAGGGAATCGCGGGTTCGAGTCCCGTCTCCCCGACTCGTATGTTAGACGACAAGAAACGCTCCCACGGGGGCGTAGCTCAACAGGCAGAGCAACGGGCTTTTAACCCGTAGCGTCTCGGTTCGATCCCGAGCGCCCTCACTTCTCTGGCCTCTCGTCTAACGGCAGGACACCGGGCTTTGAACCCGTGAATGATGGTTCGACCCCATCGGGGCCAATCCACGCCAGCGCCGTCCTCGGTCAACGCGACCCGGGGGCGGCGTTCGGGTATATATCCTCGCGCTTGACCCCCCGCCAGCCGCACCCCATATTTGCTCAACCGAACCAAAGCAGACCCATGGCCCCACCACCGGATGACCCGCCCGGCGGCATCACCGTTGTGCAGGTGCTCTGGGCCGTGGTCGCGGTACTCGGCATCGTCTGGGGCCTGCTCCTCGGGCTGATCGGCTGGGTCTTCCGCATGGGCTGGGGCGAGATCAAGGCGTTGCGGGAACGAGTGCATGAGGTTGAAGGAGAACAGAAGGGCACCAGTGGGCTGCTCACGGTGATCTTGGACCGGCTGCTGCCAAAACGGAAGGATGACCCGTGATTGGGAATGACCGTGGCTGGATCTGGAGTAGCGATGCCAACCTGACCACGGCCTATCGGGGCTGGATGATCCCGTCCCTCTGGTTGATTACCGGTGTCATCTGGGGATTCTGCGCAGTGGTCGCGGTTGTGGCGTCCTTGATGGGGAATGAAGTGAAGCTCCCGATCGAATGGCTTACGGTCTGGACCGGCTTCGTCACCCTCGTCTCCGGTATCCAGAAGTATGAGCAGAAGGACTTCCGGGAGACGGACCACGAGTTGAACCGGATCAAGGCCAGCGCTAACCAGCCCACCAACCTGACGGTTCAGTCTGGGCAGGCCAACGTCAACACGGCGGAGCCACCGAAATGACCTACCTGATTCTCCTCGCAGCGTTCGTGGGCGGCCTGCTGCTGCGCCCGTGGGTGTATCGACAGGTGGCGAAGTGGAAGGCCAAGCTATGAGTGATCTGTCGGCTGCGACGGTATCCGCTGCTACGGGTTGCCCGTTGGCAAACTGTGAAGCCAACTGGCCGATTCTGCTGGACGCCATGCAAGCCGCCGGGATCGCCAGCCACCTCTCCCAAGTCGGTATGGCTGCGACCGTCGCGGTCGAAACCGGCGACTTCACCCCGAAGATTGAGAACCTGAATTACAGCGCCGATGCCCTATTGCGGACATGGCCCAGCCGGTTCACGACACTGGATCACGCCAGCGCCTACGCCCGTCAGCCTGAGAAGATCGCTAACTACGTCTATGCCGGCCGCAACGGTAACGGGGATGCGGACTCTGGGGACGGCTGGGCCTATCGCGGGCGCGGGTTCATCCAACTGACGGGCCGCGCCAACTATGCCGCGTTCGACCATGGCACTGTGTCGGACCCGGACCGCGCGTTGCAACCCATCGTGGCCGCGCAAGCCGCAGCCTGGTTCTGGGCGCAACGTGGCGTGATGGCCAGTTGCGACTTGGCTGACTGGAAGGCGGTGCGGCGCAAGGTGAATGGCGGACTCACGCATTACAGCAAGCTGCTGGAGTATGTGGAGAAGCTGACGTGAGCATTGATCTGGTCGAGGGGTTGCGGACTGGGTTCACCGTCCTCGGTGGCGGCGGACTCATCGGCATCCTGCTCGTCCTCCTCAAGCAGGCGCACAAGAACGGCGGCACCGAAGCGATTGTCTCCCGCATCGAGCGGGCGCTAGAAGCCCAGCGCATCGAGTGGCGGGCGGATTTGCGGGATCTGCGGGATGTCGTCCAATCGGAAATCCGCGAACTCAGGGATGAACTCGCGGCCCAAGGCAAACTGCTCTCGGAGACTGCCGCCCATGTCGATGCTCTCCGTCGCCCCTGAAACGCAGGCCCTCGCCAGCGTTGTCCTGCAAGCGGTCGTCCTGATCGTGGTCAGCTTCTTCTATCGGCAATCGGTCCGCGCCGAACGCAGCGTCGAGCGGCTGGAAGGCAAACTGGACCTGTATTTCAAGATGCAATCCAAGCCAGACACTTTCCCCCCTGACAGTGAGATGGTCGCATGAGCAAGCCTGACTTCTGGTGGTTCGAGGGCGAGTCGGTCCGCACGATCGCCAAGCAACTGCTCCGGCTCGGCACGGACAATGTGCGCTTCAAGGTGATTCCCGATGGGGACAAGGTGCTACTGCAAGTCACCGGGAAACCATCTGCGGATGACTCCGCGTCAGTCGAGGCGGTGTTTCCGCCTGTCAATGAGTCTCACCCGTGCCCCCCTGATTGTTGAGCAACAAGTACGGCTGGCTCTTTGAATCGGCCCATCTCCTCGGGCTGGTGCCGCTCCTCTGGCTGGTCCTCCGGCGGGAGCGGAATACCTGGTGGTGGTGGATAGCGGCGGGGTACGGGGTCTCGTGGGTGGCCGATACGCTCAGTCACTGGATCTTGCGGGACCTGATCTACAACGTATACCCACTCAGTCAGGCTGGGCTGATCCTTGCCATGGTGGTACCCGAGAAATCGCCACGATGGACCGTGGATCTGACGGTGCTTGGGTGTGCCAGTATCCTGCTCTTCGGTATCCCGTTCCTCTGGCCGCTGCACGTCGCGGCATGGGGGAGTCTCGCAGTGGTGGGCTGGCGCTGCACCGGGTGGTTGCGGGCGGCGCTGCTGATGTCGTTCGGGGTCGGTCTGGTCGCGTGGTCCGCCACGCAACTTCAACCGGGGTGGGCCGCATGGATCGCCTTCCAGTCAACGCGCCTTGTGGGCACTGCGCTCCTGTGCGCTGCCATGACGGCTCCATTCCTGTCATGCGTCCCCCGCACGCCGTCACCGTGGTTCTCGTCTGCTCGTTCTGGATCATCGTAGTCCTGCTCTGGCAGGTCCACGTCGAGCGGCGGAAGAACGCGGCGCTGACCGGTGCCGTCCGGCAGTACATTCACGGTGCGGCCCAGATCAACAGCGCGCTGGAGATCGTGTCCGGCCGCCTCAACCAATGCGAAGCGATCACCTACTGATGGCACACCACAAGCGGAAGGGCCGTCGTCACTGGCAAGGGCTTTGTCAGTGCAAGTATTACAAGCAGGCGGGCAACGGCAAGAACCGCCGGAAGCCGAAAGAGAATCAGCTACGGCGGGAGCCGTTGGCGGCATGATCCGCTGCTGGGTCGCTCGCTTCGATGGGCGCTCCGCCGGGAACACGCCCGCCGCGTCGAGATGGAAGGGGCCGTCCGCGTGTATATCACGGGGGCGGCCGAGCAGTACCAGCGGGCAATGGTCGCGGAAGGTAGGTTGAATTCCTGTATGGCGCAGTTCTAACCTTTACCGTGCGGAGAGATAGCTATGTCTAGCGAACTCGTGGCATTGAACAACTCGTGGCTCAGTGATACCACCGCAAGCGGCCTAACGGGTGGACTCAACTGCGTCAGCAACACTCTGCACTTTTCCGGCGATCCGTACATCTGGGGCAACCAGTGGGCGCCGCCGGTCAACTACGGGTGGTACTACACCTACACCGGCCCCGCCAAGCCTATTCGCCTGACCATGGCTGAGGTAGACCGGCTCCGCGCTGCCGCCAAGCGGGACGCGAAACTCAAGGCCGTGCTGGCCAAGTTCACCGACCAAATCGAAGTCATCGTGGACCTCGGGTGACCAATCTCCGTTGGCCCGCGCTCGCCTTGGGTGCGGGCCTCCTGCTGGGCTGGATCCTCTGGGGCCGGTCCCCCTCGCCGGCCACCGTCCAAGCGGCCATTGACCGGGCCGAGCGGGCGGAAAGTCTTGCCGCCCAGAACTCCCAGACCGTCGCCCTCCTCACCCAGCAAGCCTCCGACCTCACCCAGCGGGCCGACAGTCTGTCCCGATTGGCCGCCATTCCACGCCAGCAAGCCCGTAGGGCCGTCGATACCGTGCTGGTCAGGTTGGGCCGCGGCGATTCCACGAACGCCATAGCGAGCCTGCTGGGGGCCTTCCGGGGGTGCGAGGCGGCGGCCCGGCTCGACTCCCTGGCCCTGACCGCCTGCCGGGCCAGTGGGGCGGCAAAAGATTCCGCCCTCGCGCTGCTGACCGTCAGCAACGACAGTCTGCGGGCGGCTGGGCTGGGTAGCGTAGCGGTCCTGACCCGCTTGAAGCCGACCCGGTGGGCGGCTGGGGTGCTGCTGGAACGCGGCGGACCGGTGGGCGGCTACCTGGAGCGCGACGTGTGGATGCTGCGGCTGGGGGTCCAACTGACGGACGGGGCCAACGAACCGGCTACCATCCGCGTATCCGCTGGGATCAGGTTCTAGGCCCCCACTCAATCGCCCCAATCCCGCCATCCGTCGTCAGGATGTTGCCGTTCGGCAGCGTCTGGATGTACGCGAAGACGGGTCGAATGCCGAGACTCATGTCCCGTTTCGGGCCAGCCCAGAGCCACCCGTCGCGCTGGAGCTTCAGGTCGTCAATCGTCATCGCCACCCCCTCGGCCAGTACCCACTCCAGCGGACGAGCAGTAGCAGGCCCGCGACGGTCACCAGCGCCCGCACGAGGTACGGGGTCATGGGCGCGGTCCAAAGGTGACCTCGGTATAGACGCCGCTACCCGCAGTGCTATTGCGCTGGACGAGCGTCAGTTCTCGCGCGACCCCAGCCGCCCGAAGCTCGGCCAGTCTCGCCTCCAGCCATTCGAGGTTCCCGCCGTGCATGATGATGTCGAGCGTCGTCCGGTCCAGATGGATCGTAGACCACGGGTCGCATCCCGGATTGCCGAGTGACGTGCCGTCCGGTAGTTGCGCTGCCTTGAGCCCGTAGTATCCCGCTCCGGTGATGTCGATGTCCCACCCCATGCAGCCGAGATAGACCCAATCGACCTCGCGCCAGTGAGTACGCTTGCTCATCTTTCCCCCTCCGTCCCGGTGACCCGCCCGGCCGCCGCGAGGAGGGTGACGAGCACTTCTTCCTCGGTGTGCCAGCTTCGCCCGATGACGACAAATCGCTCGTTGCCGCGATGCTTGTCGGGGAAGGCCATCGCCCCCACCACGGCGCGGAGCAGCGCGGGCAGCGCGGCGGTGAGGGCCGACTGCGCGCAATCCCAGCACTCTTCGCGGATGGCCCCTCGGTTACACGGTTCGCAGAGTTCCGCAGACCGCATCGCCTCCACCGCCGCTTCCCACCCCGCCGCGTCAGCCGCCATGGTCCACCACCGTTTCGGTAACCGTCGTGATGCGATGGACGAGGCGGAAGGCATTCGACCCGGCCCGCTGGTTGCTATGCCGCACACTGGCCATGGCCGTCGTCCGGGACTCGTGGTAGATCCGGTCGCGCCACGGGCCGCACCCGTCTAGACCGCGATCTTGTATGGCCCACACCTCTTTCCGCTCCGTCGTCCCCTCAGCCGCCATGGGAGGCCTCCTGTCTATGCGCCACAGTTATCCCGCCAACGTTGGGGGACCAATCGGCCCCGTGAGTTCTGTGTAGCGAACAGACCACCCGTTCTCGAACAGCACGACAGCCGAGTCCACGTCGGGAATGTCGGGGGCGCGGTCACTTGCGAGCCGCCTTTCCAATCCATGCATGGGCCATGATGGCGATAAACACGATCAAAGCCGCCGCGACAATGGCACCCACCAGAGGCGTCAGGTTCATCGCTGGGCAGCTCATGCGCGGCCCTCGGCGGGGACGGCGTTCAGCGCAGCAACGACAGCCTTGGCTTGCGCCTCATTGAATGGTCCGAGGTCGTGGCGAAGGCATCCCGGATCGGGTTCCTTGGTCACGCGGCAAGTCAGGTATTCGTCAGGTCCCTGCACCTTCCACGGCCCGTCCGCGCCCGGGGCCGGACCCGCGAGCGAGGCGGGCTGCAGTGCCCGCATATGGTTCTCCATGAACAACGCGGCCCGTTCGACCATCAGCGTGTCGTACTCCTTCTGCTGCGCCGCCGCGAACATCTTGAGGTGTCCCAGACATTCGGCGACGGCATCGTGACGGTGCTGCCACCGCATATCCCCCTCGGTCACCACCCCCGCCGACGCCAAGGGCAGATGATCTCGGAGAGCCTGATCGACGATCATCAGGTCGCCTAGGGTGAGCGGTTTCATCTCTGCGATCCGCTGTCCAATGATGTCGATAGCCTGCTGTCTCAGGTCGCTCATGTCGTCCCCCCGCCGCCCGGCGGCAGTGCTGCGATGATGGCCCGCGCTGCGGTCGTGGCGGGCGTGTCGCGATAGCAAATGTCTGAGCCGTACTCCGCGCACAGACAGTTGTCGCCGCAGGGAGCATTGGCTGGTTCCGGCTTGACCACTCCAACCTTTTCGGCCTCGTCCTGAATGTCGCCGCCGTCGTAGTCGCCGCCCTCATGGCAAGCGTCCAGTGCGGCAAGACCGAGTCGGGCCAGCGGCACCAAGGCATCCCGCTCCGTCGGCGCGTCCCCCGCCCGCTGCGCCCGCAGGGCGGTGAGGTCGGCTTCGGCTTTCTCGGCATCCTCAATCGCTCGCAGTAGGGCCTTGCTGTTCATGTCGTTCAGCTCCCCGAAGGACAGCGCCATGTCCTGCCAGTGAGCGTTCTCGCTCCGCAGGGTCGCGAGGTCCCTTTGCGCGAAGTGAAGTGCCGCGCGAGTGTGCCGCTCCTCCTCGTCGAACTTCTCCGCTGCTTCTCGTGCCGCCGCGAGTTGGTCCAGCAGGTACCGGATGTCATCGCGAAGGCCGAACTCGTCTCCCGGCGCCGACGCGAGATAGACCGGACAGCTGCACGCGAGGCACTGGCCGCCAGCAATACCGCCAACATGAGTCGCAGCACCGTGTCCGCACCGGCACGGTTCCGCCGCGCGGCCCGAGGAGGGAAGGTCAGGCATGGGTGAGTCTCCTGATGGTGCGCGTCATTACGATGAACGCGGGGCCGACGCACGACGCCAGCGCCGCCATGGCCGCAAGTATGGCGACACCGTCCCCGGCGTCAGCGATCCAGAACGCGCCCCACCGGACGACGGTCCCGTAGACCATCGGGGGCAGAAAGATCGCCACCACTGCGATAGCGGCTGACACTGCGTGATACTTCGTCTCGCTCATACGCGGCCTCGCGCCGGCTGGGGGTGAAGAGGTCATACGCCACCACCGTACAGTTTTGTCAGGAATCGCCAGCCACCCGGACCGCTCTCGGCCAGCACCATCGCTAGGATGCCGAGCAGCAGCGCCCAGCAGGCCCAGTACAGCAGCGTGGCGGGGCGGGGCACGGAGTGGCGCATCAGTTAGCCGCGCTCCAGCGGCTGTACTCGTGCACCAGCACCGCGACGTAGCCCAGTGCGACCAGCAGCAGCCCGCCCACGGTGGTCAGGGTCCAGCGCATCGCGCGGCTCATACGTCCTCCTTCGCGGTGCAATGGTCCTCGGTGCAGCCCCGCTCCCCGCGTATTTCGCCACACCCGCACATCATGCCTTCGGCCAGCGCAGCCGCGACGATGGACTGGCGGCGACCATAGGCTTGCACGAGCGCATCCATGGCGGGAGAGTAGGGGCGCGGGCCGAAGCAGGCGGACAGGTCAGCGGGCATTGGGAGTCTCCTTCTTTCGGTCCGCTGCGTGAAAGAGCATCGAGCAGAGGAACGCCGATTTCCGCGAACAGTCATAGACCAGCCGCTTGCCGTTAGCGTCCCAAACATCCCAGTAGCCGTCCGAATGGCCACGCGGGCGGGCCTCGTAGGTGGCGTTCTTCGGTGTCTGGATCTTTCCGGTGCCATTGCATTTGTCGCACCGCAGGCTACGCAGTACCAGGTTGTTGCCGGTCCCGTCGCAATGCTTACAGTCGATCATGCGTGGGTTGCTCACCGCTCCACCTCCGTGGTGAGGTCCGTTAAACAGCGGTGTGCCGCGAGATACAGCGCAATCTCCACCTCCGCCGCCTGACAGGCAGGGCAATCCGCCATCTGCGGATCAGTGCTGACGGTGCGATTCGGGCTGTCTTCGCCGCACGAGGCGAGCAGTTCATGGTCGATCCACCGCACGAGATGAACGGGGCCGCTGGTGCCCTCAGTCGCGGGCATTGTCCACCACCTCTCCAGCCGCCACGAGCGCCTTGACCTGCCGCGCCGATACAGGCACGATGTAGCGGACCCCGAAGAGTTGGCGCCGCAATTCGGTGCGGCCCGTCTCCTGATAGTCGAGCCCGTGCTTCTTGCAGAAGCGGATCACGTCACGCTTGGTGAAGAAGTCGATTTCGAGGCGCTTGCTCATACATCCTCCGTCGTGGGGGCCGCCGCGCGGGCGGTAGCCAGATTCGGGTCATTCCGCTCACGGAGCACGATGAGCCCAGCCTCACGCTTCATGCTACGAATCGAGCCGCCAGAGCCCACCTCATACTTTGGTCCCGTGCGATCCTTGAGCGCATAGCACTGTGGGCGCGTCGTGCCGATAAACTCGGGCTCAATGCTGAACCGACCGTCCTTGCTCTGCGTACCCTCCTGACAGACAGCCTTTACCCACTGGACGGCGCCCTTGATCGCTGCTTCTTGGGCGGCCCACCGCTCGTCCCAGTTCTCGTCACCCATATCCCCCGCCCCGGGCGCCGCGTCAGGACGCGGGGTCACTGGGTCGCCTCGGACAAGTAGTCGCGGGCCTCTTCGAGTGAGGACACCGAGGATTCCAGCGCGTCGATGGCCGTCTGAGCAGCATCGCCCTTGTCGCCTGACTGGAAGTTCTCGGGCATCTCATCGTAGTAGTCCTGCTCCTCATCTCGCAGGGTTTCCACCATGGACAGGATGTCCTCGACCTTACTCAGACACTCGCCGATCTGCTTCCGTCGCGCCGCGTTCATCGTACTCCTCCGTTCCGGGTCCGGCCCGCCGGGCCGGTACTGTGTTAGCGAATGGGCCGCTGCGGCATCGTGCCGTGCTGGGCCCAGAACTCCGCGCATCGCTTGGCCTGTCGTATGCCACCCCACTGGGCATCGCTGAACAGCTTGGACCGATACGGGCCGGTCGTGTCCTTGGCATAGCGCCGCGCCTGCCAACCCCGCGTGATGCCGTGGGCGCTGTTGCGGCGGGCTTGGACGAGGCGGACGACGTAGCCTTTCACTGCGTTGCCTCAGACAAGTAGTCGCGGGCCTCTTCGAGGGAGGACACCGACGATTCCAGCGCGTCGATAGCTGTCTGGGCCGCGTCGCCCTTGTCGCCTGACTGGAAGTTCTCGGGCATCTCGTCGTAGTAGTCCTGCTCCTCGTCGCGCAACGTCTCGACCATCGACAGGATGTCTTCAACCTTGCTCAGGCATTCGTTGATCTGTTTGCGACGCGCGGCGTTCATGGTCTGCGCTCCGGTTCAGTAGGGACCGTGCTGCGATGGACTGAACCTAACAGCCGCCTAACCACCGCGCAACTGTGGCGAAAAGAGGACGGGTCACCACGACCGCAGCCCCCGCCCGATCCCTACGCCCGCGCAATCACCCAGTGCCGACCCTTGGGCCCGGTCAGCGTCATCGTCCCACGCAGCCGCAGCACAGCCCGGACCGCCGCCTCCCGGGTCCGGTACCGGCGCCGGAGGTAGGGGCTGGCCCGGTGCACCGTCCACGGATACGGCACGGCGCGAGTCTCGGCTTTGGTGCGCTTGGCGTCGCGGGCGCAAGTCGGACACCGCCCCGCGACCTTCACATGGCCGCGCAGACAGAGGGGACGACGGTTGTTGCGGTGATAGGGGCGACCGGCGGCATGGGCGAGGCGGGCACGACGCTGGCGGCTGTACTCGGCTTGCGCCGCCACACAGAGGGGGCAGCGGCAGAAATGGGGCGACCAGTAGCCGCGCGGGGTGCCGTGGGTGTAGGGCATGGGGCGCCTACGCTAGCGCCCCAGCCCCCGCAGCGCCAGCCGCAGCAAGGGCGGCTCCAGCGACGGGTTGTTCTCCCAGCGCGACAGGGTGCGGAGGCTGACGCCGAGCTGCTGGGCCAGTTGCGTCTGGTCGAGGGCGTGGCGCTGGCGGTAGGTGAGGGCGAGGGAGGTGGGCACTCAGCCCTCCTTCTGGAGGAGGGCTTCCCGGTTCCCGTGGGGCGTCCCCTGCTGGTGCTGGCGGCAGTAGGGAGTCCCATCCGCCTTGCGCCGCAGACACTGCCAGCCTTCTGCCTCGTGGCCCTTCGGGGCCTTGGTTTCGGCTTCGCAGCGTTCGGCGTGGGACAGGTTCGACATGGTCAGGCTCCGTTTGGGTTGCTCAATACTAGCCAATATGGCGACTCGCCGCAATGGCCTGTTTGTAACAGAAGCGGCCCCGCGCCAGTGCGACGAACCGACACGGTGGCGGGAGGGGGCCGGATATGGTACCTTACCCATGACCCGCGAGTAGCGCCGTGCGGTCTCTTGCGCGACAATCGACTCGTTGCACCGTGGCCCTGACTGGGTTCCTAGGGAATGCTGCCGCCGCCAGGCGCCCAGCGCGCTACCCCTAGGCATCTGGAAGGGGCTACATCCTTCACCGTCACTTGGGCCGCGCATTCGGCGCTGGTACAAGGTGACAGGAGACTCAACGCCTTATGGACCACGAATACGACCTACTCGGCGTACTCTGCACCAGCCATCTCAAGGGGGATATCAACGCCCAGCAATTCGAGGAATGCGTCTATGCCTTGACGGCGCCGTGGGGTGCCATCTGCATGGCAACAATGTTGTTTCAGGTCGAGTCCACGATCAAGCGGCATGTCTGCTGGTGGTGGAACGATTGCGTCAAGGAGTGCTGCTACCTGACCGACAAGGAACGCGTGCTCCCGTGGATGGATGGCTGGTGCACTCTGCATGGCGACAACGTTGTCATCCGGAAGACGCATCGTCAGATCGACAAGCAACCCCGGATGCGGCCGCTCAATGCCCGCCACAAGGTGACCTCAAAGGTCCGACTGCACGTCTTCGCTCGCGACAACCACCAGTGCCGGCAGTGCCAAGCCAAGGATGTGACACTCGAAGTCGATCATATCATCCCGGTCAGCAAGGGTGGGAGCAGCGAGGAGCACAACCTCCAGACGCTGTGTAAGCCCTGCAATCGCATCAAGCGTGACTCGGTGGCTGAGGCATGACCGGCCGCCTCAACGGCACTGAGCCAGACGATATCGCGATCCCCGCCACCTACCAGGTGGTGGATGATCCGGAAGCGCTGGGGCGCGGGATCTATCGCCTCCAGATCCATGATGACCTGACCAACGATGTCATCCTGCACGACCTCCGGCTGTCGAGTATCGTGGAACGGGCCGCCCTTGCGCGCACCTTGTACCCCGGGATCGACCAACATGAGTCAGTGGCGGACCTGCTCCACCAGCTCAACCACCTTGCCCGCCACACCATCATCAGCCTCAAGCCCAAGGAGATTCCCCTCTTTGGCTACGAGGAAATGCTCGTCCAGCCCAACCTAGATTGGGCGATTGACGGCCTGCTCCCGCTCGGGGTGCTGGCCAGCTTGACCGGTAAATGGGGGGCGGGGAAATCGTTCTTGGCGTTGGGCTGGGCGTTAGCGATGGGCCGTAACGAGCCCTGGTTGGGCCGGGAGACGCGCGGGGGTGGGGTGGTCTATGTCGCGGCCGAAGGGTGCCGTCCCGCCCGATTACTGGCCCATGAGGCTCGATTTGGGCGCGGGCAACATCAACCCCGGGTGTGGTGGCGCAAACAGTCGCTCCAACTCGCCGACCCCAAGGCGGTCGACGCCTTCCTTGCACAATGCGACACCCTGCCGAACAAGCCTAAGTTGGTGATACTGGACACCTTAGCGCGTTGCACTGCCGGACTCAAGGAAAATGACGCGAGTGATATGGCGATTGCAATTGAGGCGTGTGATCGCATCATTCGGGCTCAGGGCAGCTCCGTCCTTGTCCTGCATCATCCCGGGCACGGTGACGGCAACGGTGGCGGGCAGAAACGCGGGCGAGGTTCCAGCGCCTTTGACGCGGCCTGCGACACCACCATGGTCCTCACTAAGCGTGATGGCGGGCTCCTGCTCGAAGTGACGAAGCAGAAGGACGCGGAAGAAGGGGAACCGGTGCGGCTGCGGCTCGTACCCTACGGCCCGGCCCTCGTGGTAGAATCGGATGATCTACACGCGAATATTGAGGGCCATCTAGACCCGGATCTCCTTGTGGTGCTTCAGGTTGTGCGGGATGCCGTGAATGCACCAGGTGGAACAGATCTCCGCGCGTTGGTGAAGCGGGCCGCCACCATGAGCACCGAACGTGCCGCCGAAGCATACGCCGCAGCCAAAGCGCGCGGCCTCATTCAGTCACCGGACGGTCGGAAGCAGACGTGGACCCTCTCAGACAAGGGCAGGATGGCCCTTGCACTACATACGTCGTATTGATCTTGACTTAGTTGCCCGCACGTTGACCGGGGCACGTTGCCCTAGTTGACCTCCCCCTAAGAGGGGAGGGCAACAAAGTCAGAATCGAGGATGATCTTGTCCGCGCACCCCGTGTCTCCCCGACACACCACTGCCCGGCAAAACCTGCCTATTGCGCTAGGCTATACGCTAGTGCTATACTTGGTCGTCGGGAATGACCCCGACCCACCCACGACGAGGACACGATGGCCAAGACCGCCGCGCTGTACACGATGGCCTTCACCACCCGGGAAGCTCCCCAGCAGTGGCAGGTCGGCCGGATCTTCCAGTCCCTCACGGTGGCTCGGAAGGCCGCGCAGAAGATCGTCAAGACGTGGGGCGAAGAGGTCAAGCTGTATCAGGGCCCGGTGGGCGGCCTCCCGCTGGTCACCTACCAGCGCACCGAATGGGAGCGGATGCCCGCATGAACGCCGCCGACATCGTGCCCGCCCCCGAATGGCGCTGCCGCTGCGGTCATCCCGTCATGCTCGCCGACACCGAGGACTGGGCAGACCCCTGCTGCTTTAACTGTTTCCTGCGGCGGACCCGACACGGAACCCTGCACCTTGACGCCACCACGGAGACCGACCCATGACCGCCCGCAACGTTGAACCCCTCCACGTTGGCAACCTCGGTGAGCCCACCCTCTGCGGTCGCCGCCACGTGGTCCGGGTCACCCGCCTCCGCCGCTGGGACAACGTCCCCGAACTGGTCACCACTTGCCCCGCCTGCAAAACCGCGCAGGATGCGCTCCGGGCCACGATGGGCCCGACATGACCCCGGACCAGCTCAAGGCTCACCGGCAGGCGTTGGGCCTCACCCAAGCCGCCCTCGCCACCGCCTTGGGTATCTCGACCCAATCGGTCTCCGACTGGGAAACCGGCCGCAAGCACTGCGCCCTCCCCGGCCTCCTCCGCCTCGCCCTGGAGCACCTCGGCCACCGGGGGGCTTGCGGAATCGGGCAGCCCGACACAACGTAGAGCCACCATGGCCCCCCATTCCCATCTCAAGCCCCTGATCCGCCACCGGTTCGAACACGGGTCGAGTGCGCCCCAACTCCGGCGTGAATTCGGCGTCAGCACCCACACGATCTACTGGTGGTCCAGTCGCGAAAAATGGCAGCGGACACCTCCGCCCATCCCGACGCGCCCGCTCCGAGCCCAACCGCTGGCCCCTGCTGCCCCGCCAAGCGACGATCTGTGGCTGTACCGGTCGTGGATGCCTGCGTGAGGAAAAGCGCGGCTAAAAGCGTGCGAGGCCGCCCATTCGTTAAAGGCGATGAGCGGGCTGGCGTTGGACTCCCGGGGCGCTCGGGGCGCAAACCCAACGCCTTTGTCCAGGAGTGTGCGCGCGCCGCCGAGCAGGATGTGCTACCGAAGTGCGTCAAATACTTACAGGAACATGAGTTGGACGACGACGCCACAGCTTGGAAGTGAGCCGCTGATTACGTGTCTGGCTACGGCAAGGGTAAGCCGGTCCAGCCCGTGGACATGGACGCCACCATACCGCATGAGGATGCGCTGACCGACCTCGAATGACCACCACTCGGCCGGTCATGTCGGACCGGGAGAAGCGCATCCGCCGACGGCTCCGCGACGATCTCCCTCACTACGCCAGTCGCTGCCTCAAGATCCGCACCAAGGACATGCGGGTCATCCCGTTCGCTCTCAACCCCGCCCAACTGTTCATCCACCAACGGATCGAGGCCCAGCGCGAGGCGACGGGGCGTGTCCGCGCGCTCGTGCTCAAGGGGCGG